AGGGTTAGACATCTTTGAACATCCAATCAAAGGTCACGAATATATGATGACAGTGGATGTGTCAAGGGGGATGAGGCTAGACTACTCTGCCTTCTTATTGGTTGACATCACATCATACCCACATAAGTTAGTTGGAAAGTATAGGAATAATGAAATCAAACCTATGTTGTTTCCTGACATCATCGTTCAGGTTGCAAAACAATACAATAAGGCGTGGATTCTCTGTGAGGTAAATGACATTGGTGACCAGGTGGCATCCATTATCTTCTATGATATGGAGTATGAGAACCTGTTGATGACATCAATGAGAGGTAGGAATGGTCAAGTGTTAGGGCATGGGTTCTCTGGTGGTAAGACCCAACTTGGTCTTAAGATGGCTAAGGCTCCTAAGAAACTTGGATGTTCTAACCTCAAACAGATGGTGGAGTCTGATAAGATTATCTTCAATGACTTCCAAATCATTAATGAGCTTACCACCTTTGTGGAGAAGAGGGATTCGTTTTCTGCTGAAGATGGATGCCACGATGACCTTGTGATGTGTATGGTTATTTACGCTTGGGCAGTGGCACAAGACTACTTCAAAGAGATGACTGACCAGAGTGTAAGAGAGGAGTTATATGAAAGAGACAAGTCACAACTAGAAGAAGATATGTCACCCTTTGGATTCATTGATGATGGTAATGATCAGGGAACCTTTGTTGCTGATGGTGAGATCTGGAGGACTGAGTGGGAAGCAGAACGATTTGCTCCTGCCAGACAGGTTGCTGATGAGTATGGAATGCCTGCAGGTAATTGGGAATGGAACACTCCGGGAAATCCTAGTTGGTGGTAAAGGAAGTTACTTAGGTTCTACCACCATAAAATAATTCGATTTTATTTGCCGCGACCTTCTGAAACAAGGGGTTTATCTAAATAAAAATGAATATTCTCTATATTCGGAGTTAAAAGAATGGTTATTAAAACCGCGTCTCCTGGTATTGTCGTAAATGAAGTCGATCTTACTAGGGGCACAAGTGATGCAATCACTACAAATGTTGGAGCATTGTGTGGTCCTTTCCAGAAAGGTCCTGTTGATGAACTGATTAAAGTTGAAACAGAAGCAGAGTTTGAAAGAACGTTTGGTAAGCCTACAGATGAGAACTATGAGTACTGGTGGACAGTTTCTAACTTCCTGAACTACTCTGGTGTATGTTACGTTGTCCGTTGTGACGATGCAGTAGGAGATGAAGGTGGCACTAACCTTCAGACAATGAGGTGTTCGGCTGACATCCTTGATGTTACCAACCAAGGTCCTTACATCAAGAATGATGATCACTTCTACGAAGACGTGTTCGATGGTAATGGAAACGCTGCCACCAATGCTAGATTCGTTTCTAGAAACCCTGGTACTTGGGGAAATGGTATTGCAGTAGCTACGATTGATGCTGGTGCTGACTATCAGACCTACCTTGAGACAGGTGGTAAAAGTAATGTTGATGGTGCACCTGTTGACAATGATGTAGTATTCGATAACGAATTGCCTGGTGGTCAAAACATTGGTACTTACACCAAAATTGCAGCACTGAACCCAAATGGGATTAAGATTGGCGATTTTGTTACAGTTTCTGGTACCGGTGGCAAGAAAGGATTCGTTAGAAATTATGAAGACGGAGTGTTCTCACTGATTGAAGTTGGTGATGAGCTATTCCAAGCTGGCGATGTGATGAGAATCACCAAGCAAGACGGAACTGTTGTTCAGTCTGGTGTAATTCTTGAAGCTTACACTCAAGGCATTCAGAGTTTCTATGATTCTCTTGGGGCATCAACAAGTCTCTTTGCTGATGGCATCGATGGCACAATGATGAACGATAGTACTGATGCTCCTAGTGAGTATCTACTTCTTGAGTATACAGTTGATGCTGAGCAACAAAACAGACAGATTGTTAATACGATCTTTGAGCGTCAGACATACACTACAACTGAAGGTACTAAGTTTGGGTGGTCACTAAACCCAAGACCAAATCAAAGAGCCTTCAGTGGTGGTCCAGTTGAACTGGGAGAAACATATATGTTCAATGCCAGCAGGAAACTGTGGGTGAACTTGTATGAAACCACTACTGGTGATATGCTTAGTGACGGTACTAACACCTTCACTATTCGTGCAGCTGGTGATTGGTACAATCAACAAATTGCATTCCAAGGTATTCCCTGGTATCGGTTTGCTTCACGTCCTGGTACTTCCCCTAACGCATTTGATAGAGGAGCAACCAACGATGAGATGAACATCTTGGTGTTTGATTCCACTGGTTACTTTACTGGAACCAAAGGTAATCTTCTTGAGAGTTATGTAGGTGTTTCCAAACTCAGTGGTGCAATCACTACTGAAGGAGAAAGAAACTACTACATTGATCAAATCAATAGAAGATCTCTTTACATTTACGCTAACGCACCAGTCAGTGGACTTACCAATGAACTTAATGACGGCCGTAATGATGTTGGAACCCCAATTGGAGACAACGTTGATTGCGTTTATATCTATCCTGGTTCTAGAATTCTAACTGGTGGTGTTGATCAACTCAGTGCTTCACTTGGTGAACTCCAAGAAGCATACAGTAAGTTTGACAGAGAGAATGTTAGCGATTTGGATTACATTCTTCAAGGTCCTAGCGAAAGCAACCTTGATGATTCAGTTGCTAAAGCAAACTTCCTTATCTCTATTGTAGAGGAAAGAAGAGATTGTATGACATTCCTGAGTCCTCCTCGTTATGCTGTTATTAATCAAGGTGATAAGGAAAGAGTTACTGATCTCATTATCCAATGGGCAAATGAACTTTCTTCTTCCTCATACACTGTAATCGATAGTGGTTACAAGTACATGTATGACAGATTCAATGATGAGTATCGTCACGTTCCTTTGAATGGTGATGTTGCTGGTACGTTGACCTACAGTTCTTTCAGATCTGAGCCCTGGTTCTCACCCGCAGGTTTTGCAAGAGGCCAAATCAGAAACGTTGTGAAACTGTCGTACAACCCTAGTAAGACTCAAAGAGACTCCTTGTATACAGCAAGAGTCAACCCAGTTGTAACCTTCCCTGGTGAAGGAACTGTACTCTTCGGAGACAAGACAGCATTGGGTTACAGTTCTGCCTTTGACAGAATTAATGTAAGACGTCTCTTCCTCGTTGTTGAGAAAGAGATTGCTAAGATGTCACGTACAACTCTGTTTGAGTTTAACGATGACGTAACCAGAACATTGTTCAAGAACAATGTGAACCCCTTCCTTAGAGAAGTTCAAGCCAAGAGAGGTATGTTTGACTTCTTGGTTGTGTGTGATGAAACTAACAACTCACCTGAGGTTATTGACCGTAACGAGTTTATTGCTGACATCTACATCAAACCAGCCAAGTCTATCAACTTTATCAGTCTGAACTTCATCGCTACTAAGACGGGTGTTGTGTTTGATGAAGCGGTTGCGCTCTTCAGACGTAACAAGACCTGATATAAACCTCACCACTAGGTAATAAACCAATGGCATCACAAAAGAGTATTGAAGATTTTAAGGCAGTTCTACAGGGTGGTGGGGTACGCCCCACCATGTTCCAGGTGGAAATGACCTTCCCTGATGGGATCACACCTGACCCCACACTGGCCACTAACAATGGAGTTTTCCTAATTAAGGCAGCACAACTTCCTCCTTCAACAGTTGGAGTGATTGATGTACCTTTCCGTGGTCGTAAACTTAAAGTTTCTGGAGACAGAACCTTTGCTGATTGGGCGACTACAGTCACCAATGACGACACAATGATTATCAAAAAGGCATTTGAGAAGTGGTCTGAGAAAATTCAGAACCACAACTTTGTCCTTGGGGCTACTCGTCTTGACGAGTATTATGGTTCAGCAATTGTAAGACAGTTGGACAGAGATGGTTCTCAGTTGAGAGCGTACAGATTTGAAGGCATCTGGCCTAGTCAAGTCGGTGAGATTTCACTTGACTTTGACACCACAGACCAGATTGAATTCTATGACGTGACATTCTGTGTTCAGTACTGGAGCGCAATTGATGAGGGAGATCCTTACACTTCTGCAGTTCCTCGCGATGGGAACTCTACCTCCGGTGCAATTATCACCTGATACAATTCAATAAAAACACAGGAGGGTTTACACCCTCCTTTTTTTGTAACTAAATAAGGTATAAGGTAAAAGTAACTGCAGTGAATTCGTACCAACAACAAAATAATGGGAGACTGTTTGGTTTTTCTTATAGGCAGGATGACCTAGAAGAAATTAAAAAGATCTCTCCAGTACCACCTAACATGGACGATGGAGTAACCGTCGCTGCTGGTGGTTTAACTGGCCATGGTGTAAACATGGACTCTGGTTCTCAACAGGAATCAGAGAGTATTAGAAAGTATAGATGTATGGCACTTCACCCTGAGGTGGATAGTGCAATTGAAGATATTGTTAATGAAGCTATTGTATCAGACACAAATGATGTACCTGTTGCAATTGATCTTTCGAACCTTGATGTGTCAGAAAGAATCAAAACTATTATTCGTGAAGAGTTTTCATACATTCTACATTTGTTAGACTTTAATAACAAAGCACATGAGATGTTCCGCACATGGTATGTGGATGGGCGTCTGTATTATCATAAGGTGATTGATCTGAATGCACCTGAGAGAGGAATCACTGACATCAGGAACATTGACTCACTGAAAGTAAAGTTGGTCAGAGAGTATAAGAGGGACATGGATCCCATGCAACTTCGTAATGCAAACAAAACAAAGAGTGCTAACACACCACAAGTATTTGGACAGAGAGAAGTTCAGTTTCCAGCAAGAGTACAGGAGTACTTCCTTTACAACAAGAAAGGAATGAACGCAATGACTTCGGGGTGGGGAACAGGAACACCTGGAGCACAGAATGGCACTGTAAGAATTGCAAGGGATGCAGTTACCTATGTAAGTTCTGGTTTGGTTGATGGTAACTCAGGACAGGTATTGTCTTATCTGAATAAAGCACAGAAGTCACTGAACCAACTGAGATGGATGGAAGACGCCATTGTTATCTACAGAATGGCAAGGGCACCTGAAAGAAGACTCTTCTACATTGATGTAGGTAACCTACCTAAAGCAAAGGCAGAGCAATACCTGCGTGATGTGATGGCAAGGTACAGAACTAAGATCACTTACGACCAATCAACTGGTGAGATTCGTGATGAGAAGAAGTTTATGAGTATGTTGGAAGATTACTGGTTGCCTCGTAGAGAGGGTGGTCGTGGTACTGAAGTATCTACACTTCCTGGTGGTCAGAACCTAGGAGAATTGGAAGACCTTAAGTACTTCCAGGACAAACTATACAGGTCATTGAATGTTCCTGCGTCTCGTCAGGATGCTGGTGATGGCTTCCAGATTGGTAAGTCAGATAACATTTCCAGAGATGAGATTAAGTTCTCTAAGTTTGTTGGAAGAATGAGGAAGAAGTTCTCTTACTTGTTTGTGGATCTACTCAAAACTCAGTTAGTGTTGAAGGGTGTTGTGTCACCTAAAGAGTATGACTCAATGAAGGAACACATTCAGTTTGACTTC